ATGCAATTCGACGCGCGCGCCGCTAAGCTGCTTGAGCCAGGCCGACACCTTACCATTGATGGCTATCCCGGGTTGCGGCTTGAAGCAACCGCCACCGCACGAACATGGATCTACCGGTACAAGAGCCCGGTGAGCGGCAATATGCGTCAGAAGAAGTTGGGGCGCTGGCCAGCCATGTCGATCGCTGCTGCGGTCGTGGAATGGGAAGTCCTCCGGCAAAAACGCGACGCGGGGATAGACGTGGCAGTGGAGGCCAAGCGAGAGCGCCAGGCGGTGAAGGTTGCCGCTGCTGCAGCCAAAGAGAAGGCTAAAGGCGTTTTGACGGTAGCGGACGCCTGCGACATCTACGTCGCCGGCCACATCAAGCAACATCGGGCTGAGAAGGGCCAGATCGAAATCGAGCGCACGTTTCGAACCATGCTGGGGGACCTTGCGAGCAAGCCCGCAGAGACGGTAACTCGTGCGGATGCGTTTGCGCTCATCGAATCGTTCGCCCACATCCCCGTGCAAGCGCAGATCCTGCGCCGTGAACTGGGGGCGGCGTGGGACTATTGTCATGACGCAGGGAAGCTGGCGGAGAACGTGCCGAATTGGTGGCGCGCAATTCTGCGCGGGAAGCTGAAATCGAAAGGGAAGGCGATCAACGGCAAGAAGGGGGGCGTCAAGAAGCGGGTCCTGTCACCGAAGGAAGCGGGGGAGCTGATACCTTGGCTCGCCAATTTTTCCCGTGACGTGGATGACTTCTTGACGATGTATCTCTGGACTTGCGCCAGAGGTGCCGAGATCGGATCAATTGAGGCTGAGGAAGTCTCGGAAGAGGCTGATGGGTTGTGGTGGACCGTACCGAAGGAAAAGACGAAGAACGTGAAGCGAGCTGAGGCGACGGATTTTCGGGTGCCGTTGGTTGGCCGTGCCGAGCAAATAGTGCGGCGCCGTTTGGATGTCTATCCGGCCGGGTATTTGTTTCCCTCATATGGCAAGTCAGGCCACTGGGAGCAAAAGTCGGTCCAGACGCGCGTCTACTACCATCAGCCCTACAGTGAAACCACGCCCCAGCGAGTGAGAGCGCGTTTGAAGGTGACCCACTGGGCGCCTCATGACTTGCGACGCACGTCGCGCACGTTCTTGGCGTCGCTCGGTTGTCCGCGGGAGGTGGGTGAGGTCATTCTCGGGCACATGCTGCCCGGCGTGGAGGGAGTCTACAACCGGCACTCTTACGACAAGGAGCGCCGAATTTGGCTTCAGCGCCTGTCGGAATACTTGGAAGAGTTGGCCCGGACTCACGGTTAGACGCCTGCGCTGTCGGGCCGACCGGCTCGCGGCTTCCGAGCGCCGGTATTGGCAGGTGGCAGCATTGTGGAACGCGGCCGGCTCTTTGCCCATTCCAAGATTTCTGCGTAGAGATACCCGACGCGCCGCCCGGAGAGCTCGCGCGGCGCGGGAAACTCTTCGCGAGTGACCATGGCCTGAATAGTCGATTCTGCCAACGTAGTAATCATGGCCGCAGTAGCTAGGTCGACGTATACGGGTTCGATGTGCACCATCGGTGTCATAAATCACACTCCAACAAGCGCCGTCGCCGGTCCGCTTGAATTGATCCAATTGCACAACTTATGAAGCATAAAAGTCGCTCCGGCATCTTTTATGAGTCATTTTCGGAGTGCGTTCGATGCTTGGCGCACGGCCAACGCAGGGAGCCGTCGCCGCTGGGGCAGGAGCATTGCGCCTCGCTGGCCTGTTCCGCTTGCCACTTCCGGTAGCGGTCCAAGCTGCCCTTGGCGCTGGGCTCGGGGGCGGTCACGCCCTGATGGTCGTCCAGCCAGGCTTGCACCTCGCCGCCCGACCACATCTTGCGCAGGTGCGTGGGAAACAGGATGCGCACCGCCTGACTGGCCGGGGGCGCGGCGGGACTGAGGAAAAGCTGATGCTCGCCGTCCGGAATGGAGAATGCGGCGGTGGTCGGCGTCCAGGCTTGGATAGCCCCCCTAACCCTAAGCGTGTAGACCGCCTCCCCAGCTACAGGGGCGCTTGTCAGGGCGGGGCGATAGCCGCGTTCAAACGATGGACCGTCGTATTCGATGCCGTCGATATCGCTGGCGCTGACCCAGCATTCCGCTATCGCGTCATCGTCCGGCGCGGTCGGCTCGTCCCGCTCATCGGCTACAGTGGCGCGCAGCTTGGACAGCAGGGCGGATTCGATGGCGCGCGCTGCCGCTTTTTCCCATTCCCACTGGCTCAGTACGTCGCGGCGGCCATAGGGGTGCGAGGCCACGAAGATGGCGCCCAGGGCCTCTTGAATTTCCAGGTCCGTGAGCACGGTTTCCTGCATTGCCGACTGGGCGGCGTTGTTCTGGTTGGTCATGCTGCCTCCCTTTCGATGTCGCGATACATGCGGTCAACGGTCTTCTGCCGGGCGTCCAGCTTCCGCGTGCGCGAAATGTGATCTTGCAGAGCCCTGTCGTATGGTTCGATCTCGCGCAGTAGACGAAGCCTTTCGTGGATGTCTTTGCTGGCATTGCATTGGATAGCCAAGGCATCCCGCTTTTTGAAATCGGGCTTTTCCGCATTCCAACGGGCAAGCTCCGCGTCAACGTCGGCCATCAGCTTCTCGCTAGCAGTCTTCCAGCGGATGTAAAGCAGATCTCTGCGACTGATGCGCAGGAAGAACCCCTTTTCACGCACGAAGGCGATGATTTCTTCCTTCGTGAACTCGTTGAGGACATCGAGGCCGTTTGTCATGCCGCACCCCCTTTGCTCTGCGGGACCTGGGCGGCGGTAAACGAAGGCTCGTACTCGAGAGCAACTTCCCATCGTCCAATCTCTCGACCAGCGATGCCGTCGAAAAGAGCGAAAGTCAAAGGCCAGTTGGCCTCAAAGCCGTCATGGTTGCGAAAGTAGTCTTCGGCGCAGGCTTCCGCTTCTTCCTCGTCAATATCATCGGCAGATGACCGTTGAACAAAGTCCGGGGCCATATTTCGGCTATCCAGGGCAGCATTCGGCCAGACACGCGCATAGAAGATGCTCACGCTGCGTCTCCCTGCCGCGAGGACGAAATGGCGGCGTCGACTGCTTCGGGATCGAACAGTTCGTGCGCAGCGTCGAATTCAATCCAATCGCCCGGACAGTTCTCGTATCTCTTTACGCCGCCGTGCGGACCGATCAAGAAGCTGTACCGGGGCAGGGCGCACAGCTTCTTCCGCACGGCTTCAAACGCTTCATTGCGGTCGGTGGGCGCAAGTCCGGCGCCAGAAGTCTGCGCGCGGCGGACGGCGGTTTCGTTCCTGACCTTTTCTTCCCAGCAGGAAGGGCAGAGCGTGTCCCAGGACATTCCGGAGAACGCGCCGCGGCAGATAGCGCACTTCTGGCCGGGGGCGGCTGGCGCGGTCTCGGGCACACCTAGGGCGGCGCCCAAGAGATTGCGGAGAGGAGCGTCTGCGGCGTCGAGGGCGTCGCGATAACGCTGGCGCTCTTCCGGGGTCATCTTTGCGACCATGTCGTGCAGAACACGGGTGGACAGCGCGGCCAGGTCAACGTCGTCCAGTTCATCGAGGTTTTGGGGGGCGTTCATGCGTGGGCATCCTCTGCGGTGGGGATTTCGGCCTGGTTGGCTGTTGCCGCGGCCTCGGCCTGACGGCGTTGCTTTTCCGCCTGCTTGGCGCGGACGGTTTCAACGGCACCGTGGGCCTGGAACAGATCGAGCAGGGCGGCGGCGGGGATGGTGATGGTTTCGGCGGCTACGCGGCCTTCCTGAATGTCCAAGAGGGTCGCGCGTTGGTTGGCGTCCAGGCCCTGCATGAACGTGTCCACACCGCTGATGAGTGGGGATACGACCTTGCGGGGCAGGGCGCGGCCGTGGATGGTGCTGGGCGTCACCCGGGATTTGCCGGACGCCTTGGCCTTTTCAAACTCGCCTTGCAGGAATGCGCCGGCACCCTCTCCATGCTTCGCAACGGCCTCGATGGCGGTGGACGCCTTGACCGCGCCGGACCGCACGAGGGCATGAACATCGCTGTTGGCGTGGGCCAGCGCGATTATCTTGGCGACCCATTGGGGCGATACCTGTTCCAGGCGGCTGATGCGCTCGTTATCCCACTTGAACCCGGCCAGCTTGGCGTAGCCGAAGGCGGTTTCCAGCGGTGTCAGGTGCCGGCCCTGCGCGCTGCTGATGACGCGGGCGGTGCGGTCGGCATCGTTGCCGACGAAGGCCGTGACGTCGATCCAGACGACGCCGTCCTCATCCTGCAGCGGTGCGCCGGCGGCAATCGCGCGGCCGATCTGCGCATGGCGGCGGTGGCCGTCCACCAGCCACACGCCACCCTCGGGCGGGGGGCGGACTTCGAGCGGCGGAATCTTGCCGCCCGCCATTATGTGCTGATACAGGGCTTCGTCGTCGGCCTCAGCGCGCTCGCGTTCCTCTCCATCCAGCAGATCGAGAGGGGTGCGCAGGTTGAAGCCGGGTTCGACGTGCAGATCCTCATAGCGGGCTTGCATGGCGTGGGCGCGCTTGATTTCCTTGGAGAGGATTTTCTGCCGGAAGGAAACGGGGGCGGTGGATTCGGTCATGGGGTCTCCAGGAATCAGAATTTCTTCTCGCCGCCGAGCGCTTCCACCAGCTCGGCAAGCATTTTGGCGAGTTCGCCCGTCATGAGAACCATGTCCGAGTCGAACTTCTCGTCATCGTTCTGCGAGTAGTCCGCGCCTTCCTTCAGCACGTCCAGTGGCGAGACACGGCGGATATCGAGGCTTTCGGTCAGAACGAACGAAATGCGGTCGGCCCAGGTCATGGCGAGGCGGGTGCATTGCTTGCCGGACTGGATGTGCCGGCGCACGTCGTCAGCGTCAATCGAATGCTTGACGTAGCGGACGGCCGCGCCGCTCAGCCCGGACGAGCGCAGCTCGGTGTCCTGGTCGATGGTGAAGTTGCTGGGCGCTTCGTCCTCGGCCAGCCAACCCGTCATGGCGGAGGCGGGCGACTGCGCGACGTACAGGTTTTCCAGCGGGAAGGGATCGACCGTCTTCGCCAGCAGGCCGATCACTTCGTCTGCCT